CACGCCTGCCGTCACTGCGGCACGCCCACAGCCTACGGCGACGCAGGTCTCGGCCCCATATGCATCCGCTGCTACCGCAAACGTAATCCCGCCCTCGCAGGACCCGGCGGTAGTTCTCCGTTGGCTCACTCGGTAGCCACGCCTCCCATGACCCCACTCGTATCACCGGCGCATGTCAGCAGGGCGCAGGCGAATGCGCTAACATCTGCCGTCGCACCGAAAACCTGTTGTCAGATTTGCAGCAGCCGGTATGGGGCGCTCATGGACAGCAAGTTTGAGCAGAAGACCGGCTTTGGGCGACTGTGTGTGCAGTGTTTCAACGACGTGAGCCGCGCAATGCTGGCGAATGGGCCGCTCACGGTGCCGACCACTGCGGCGATACTACCACCATGCGCTTCCTGCACTGGTCCATCTGAGCGCCTGTATGGAGCGACTGCGCTCTGCCGAAAGTGCTATCAGATGCTTTGCCAAAATGTGCCATTGGGTGTGCAATTTGCGCCCAATCTGATGGCCGCCGTGGCGACCGACGCCCCACCCAAACCCCTCCCCGTCTCGGACATCATCGTGGGCGAGATCATCGCGTGGCGCGGCTGGAAAATCCGCAACGGTTATCTCTCGTCGTTCTCGCAGAACACCGTCTGGCCGCCAAAAGAGCCTGTGACGGGCAAGGTCGGGTCGGGCGAGCACGACGCGGGCGTGTATGCGTTCAAGGACCGTCGCAAGCTGTTCGACTTCCTTGGTGGTGAGAGCCAGCACATGGTCTGGGGGTCGGTTGCGCTCTGGGGCGATGTCGTGGAGCACGAACTGGGATACCGGGCTGAGAACGCGGCGATACGATCCTTGGACGGATGGTATCCGAACAGTTCGGCGGACCTGAGCGAGTTGCGACGGACTTACGGTGTACATGATGCGTAGACTGTGGCGCTGGCTGACGGGGTGGCAGGCTCGGCGTGCGGTGCAGCGTCGGCTGGACGAGATACAGGCGGGGCGGTGGTAAATGCCTGAGCCATGCAGCACATACGGGTGCCAGAACGCGCGAGCGACCGAGTGGTACTGCATTGAGTGTCAGCGGCACCATGACATGCTGGACGCCACGCGGTCTGCTCCAAAGCCTTACGGCTGTATTTGCCCGCCGACGAGTGAATTGACGTGCCAAAGTCTCATGTGTCCGAGACGAGCGCCCATAAACTGGGGTCCGACATGACTGACGCCCCCACCACCGAGCTACAGGCGCTGAAGCTGGCATGGCAGGCGCTGCTGCGGGGCGGCTTGGCCGAGCGTGACCGTCTCGTGGACGTAGCACGCAGGCTGCGCGGGCAGCGCGAGCGGCTGACGGAGTTGCGGGACAGCGACTCCACGGGGTTGATGTGAGCACCGTTGACCGCCGCGCGTTGCTCCGTGCTGGCCTCTGGCTAGCCTGCGCTCCCGCGATAGTGCGCGCGTCATCGCTGATGCCGGTGCGGGCGTGGGCAGAGCCATACGATAGCCGCATGGCGCTCGCGATGTTCGATATGCTTCAGAACGAGCGGCCGATGACCGCAACCGAGGTTGTGCGGCGTCAAACCGCTGCGTTTAACCGGCTCCGCAGGTCGCATGAGCGAATTATCGCTGAGGCATTCCGGCTTGAGGTGCATCTGCTCCGCGCTGCGGCTGCCGCATGACCAACCAGATCGAGGAAGCGGCTGCCACGCTTGCCGCCCTCTCGCCGGACGAACTGCGGCAGTTCCAGGCGCGCAACCGCGAGATCTGGAAGAAGCAGGTGGCGGAGCGGAAACTGTACTCGCTGTTTCCGGATACCGGGCCGCTGCGGCGGGAGTTGTATCCGAAGCACCTGAGTTTCTTTGCGGCGGGTGGGAAGCATGAGCAGACCGTGTGGTGCGGCAAGGACTGTGATGGAACGGGCCATCAGGAGCGGGCGCTCATAGCTGCTAACCGCACTGGCAAGACGCTCGCCGTTTGTTACGAATTGACTTGCCACCTTATTGGTCAGTACCCGGAATGGTGGATAGGTAGGCGATTTGATGGTCCGGTCGTTGCATGGGCGGCTGGCGAGGATGCGAAGGCCGTGCGCGAGAGTTTGCAGGTGACGCTGATTGGGCCACCCGAAGCCGAGGGTACAGGGCTGATCCCAAAGGCTTCGATTACCGGCAGGTCCACACGCCAAGGTGTGGCAGACTCTCTGGACTCTGTTACGGTGGCGCACACAAAGGGCGGTGCATCCCGGTTACTGTTCAAGACTTACGATCAGGGGCGCGAGAGTTTCCAGGCAGCGGCGGTTGACGTGATGCTGCTCGATGAGGAACCGCCATCTGACATCTATTCGGAATCGCTGACGCGCACCATGAGCACGGTGCCGGGTAAACCCAACGGCATTGTGATGTGCTCTTTCACGCCATTAAAAGGCTACAGCGCGGTTGTGCAGGGGTACATGCCGAACCTCCGTGCACAGAAGGATGCCACATGAGCCGGTTTGCTGTTTCGATTTCGTGGGACGACGTTCCACATTTGGACGATCAGGCAAAGCAGTCGATCATCGACTCATATTTGCCGCACGAAAGAGATGCGAGAAGTCGCGGAATTCCATCTCCCGGTGCGGGCGCGATCTATCCAATAGCCGAAGCCGACATCACCTGCGCGCCATTCGAGTTTCCGCTATGGTACAGGTTCTGCTACGGCATGGACGTGGGATGGAACAGGACGGCGGCCATATGGGGCGCGATTGATCCGGAGACGGACGTTCTCTACTGCTTCAGTGAATACTACCGCGGTCAGACAGAACCGCCGATCCACGCGGCTGCAATCCAGTCGCGAGGCAAATGGATACCCGGTGTGATTGATCCGGCATCGCGCGGGAGAAGTCAGAAGGACGGACAGCAGTTGCTGCAAATCTACCAGCAATTGGGGCTGTCGCTTATCACCGCAGACAACGGCGTTGAGTCCGGGCTGTATAAAGTCTGGACACGGATGAGTACAGGGCGGCTGAAAGTATTCAGTACCTGTCAGAATTTCTTTGAGGAATTTCGTATTTACCGGCGCGACGAGAAGGGAAAAATCATAAAAGAGAAGGATCACCTACTCGACGCGCTTAGGTATCTCTGTGCCTCCGCCATCGACATCGCCGCCCAGCGTCCAGCCGACCAGTGGAATGGCCGCACGATCAACGGCGTGGCGGGGAAGCCGAAGCATGAAATAAATTACGAGCCGCTCGGACAGATGTGGTCCCCCCAGACCGGCAGCGCGGAGAGTGTGCGCAACAAGAGCCAGTCGCCGTGGATGCCGCATAAGGTGGGATGATGGACCGCGCACATCTCGTCGCTGGACACTTGTATTGGGTGATTCCGGTCCACGATGTTGACTTCATTCCGCCGGGATTTGAGGGGCAGGAATGGTCAGACGCATTATTCAATGCGTCGTGGAGCCATTGGTCGAACAAAGTACAGCCTGCGCTATTCGAGGGCTATGGACCAGATGGTGACGAGCACTGGATTTATCTTGGTCAAGAGCGCGACGAGAGCAACTGGTGGCCAGTTTGCTGGATAGGCGACGATCTGGTGCCGCCGCACTCGCCACAAAAATCTTGAACCGCCCGCATAAGGTGACGTGATGCTGACGAAGGCACAGGAAGACAAACTCATTTCCAAGAAAGAGGATACACGAAATGCAAACGCTGTCACCATTCCGCAAAGCGCAGACATAGAAACGCTGTACGGCGGGTTGCATCAACTCGCAAACGCGATCCGCGCTGCTGCTGCTGTCGCGCATGAAACTCCGGGGTGGTCGCGTTCACTTTATGTGGCCAGAACCTTTTTCGATGGCGAAGTTTTCAAGCATCTTGAGGTTTCGTTGGTCCCCTCGCGTCAAACAAAACCCAAAGAACTCGTTCGGGTAGATTTTGACCTCCTTGGTTTCGCGTCCTTGGCTGGCGAGGTTGTAACCCTCCTTCGAATGGAGCTTGAGCCATTCATCATAGGTGTCGGGCAGGTCAGGATTGAGGAAATCCCGGAAGGACTCGCAGTCATGTTGAGCGACAACCGGGATGCCGCATAAGCAGAGTTGATGCTGCGGGTCGGTCGCTACTCCGACATTGCCCATGGACAGGCTATCTAGAGGCAGGAGTTCTACTCAGCTTTCGCCCTGTCTGCTACTCGCATCCCGCGTGTTCGCATTCCACGCCGCCGCAGTCTAGCCTTCCTACCACAAAAATCTTGAACCGCCCGCGATTTCCTTAATCATCGCGCCGAAACTCTAACCCGCGCGTCCTCGCATGGGCCAGTTGTTCGGCTTTAACGTCCCTAAGCCTCCACCGCCGCTGCCTGCGGCGAACACGCCGACGCTGGCCAATCCAGCGGTCGGGCTTGCGGGCGATGCGCTGGAACGCAAGGCCCGCGCGGCCGCAGGCGCCGGGTTCTCGGATACGGTGAAAAATCAGGGTGGCGTGGCCGGACTCACGGGCAAGGCAAACACGGCGCCCAAGACGCTGCTCGGATAACCCATGGGTATCATTCCGCAGGCAATCGCAGGTCACGGCAAATTCCTCGGTTCCGATTTGCCATCGCCACTGACTCAGGGGTTGATTGGGCAAGGAGCGAAGGCGCTCGGCAAGGCGGTCAATCCGGCAAAGAATCAAACCACGTCAGATGGCTCGCTTAACGCCAAAGCCAGCGACGCTCCAAAATCGCTGCTCGGCTGATGGCCGTCACCGCGCTCAAGCCCACCCGCGCCAAGTCCAGCCGACAGGTCGCGTATGAGACTGCCGGCCCCGCCCAGCTCGCGGCGCAACCGGCAATCCCGAAGCAGGAAAATAACACCGTCGTCCTGAACGACTGGGGCATCACTCGGCAGCATCTGGAAGCGAGGCTCGCGATGCTGCGCGCGTGGCGCTACTCGTGGGCCATGCACTGGCAGTTGCTGGAAACCTACCTGCTCCCGCGCCGCGGCATCTTCATCAATCCGGCCATGCCGACGGCCAACACCATGGTCCGCGGCCAGCCGATCAATCAGGCGATACTCGACCCCACGGGCACGCAGGCCATGCGGATATGCGCGGCGGGCCTGATGTCGGGCCTGATGTCGCCCGGCCGTCCGTGGTTCAAGCTGAACGCGGCGCTCACGCCCCGCGACACGCTTCCGGCCGAAGCCCAAGTGTGGTTCGAGCAGGTTGAGGACCGGATGTACCGCGTGATGGCGCGGTCAAATTTCTACGACTCGGCGGCCCAGATGTTCGAGGATCTGACCACCTTTGGCTCCGGCCCGCAGATCATCTACGAGGACGAGCGCGATGTGATCCGCTGCTACGTCCCGTGTCCCGGCGAATACTTCCTCGCGTCGTCGCCGGCCATGCGTGTCGAATCGCTGTTCCGGCAGTTCGTGATGACCGTGGCCCAGATCGTGGAGATGTTCGGGATCAACAACTGCCCGGCTGATGTTCAGGGATTGTGGCGCACCAAGGGCGCAGCGCTGGAACAGGAGCGGCTGGTCGCGCACGCGATCGAGCCGAACTTCCCGATCGAGAACTCGGCATTCCCGAACGCAGGTGTCGTCAAAGGCGGATTTACGTGGCGTGAAGCCTATTGGGTGTGGGGCACGGCGAGCGCCAAGCCGCTATCGCTGCGCGGGTTCAAAGACCAGCCGCACGTGTGTCCACGCTGGGCCGTGACCTCGAATGACGCCTACGGACGGTCCTGCGGCATGGACGTGCTGCCGGACATCATGCAGTTGCAGCTGATGACCGCGCGACTGGCCGAGGCCGTTGAGAAGATGGTTCGTCCGCCGTTGCTGGCGTCCATGGACCTGAAGAACGAGCCGAGCAGCATCCTGCCCGGTCACGTCACATACGCGGCGTCCATTGGCCCGGATCGCGGGATGCGCTCGATCTACAACGTGAACCCGCAGGTTCACGAGATGATGCAGAACCTCGCGGCCATCCAGGGGCGGATCAAGACCGGGTTTTTCAACGATCTGTTCCTGATGCTCGAGCAAGCTGGCTCATCGCGCATGACCGCCTATGAGGTCGCGCAACGTCAGCAGGAGAAGCTGCAAGTCCTCGGCCCGGTGGTCGAGCGATTCCAGAACGAATATGCCAGCCCGGCGATCAAGCGGATATTCAAGATCATGGGCCGGCGAAACCTATTGCCGCCGATACCTGATGCTCTGCGTGGCACGACCCTGGATATTGAATATGTCTCGGCCATGGCACTCGCACAGAGAGCGGCGGCAACGGCAGCCATGGAGCAGTTCGCGAAGGCCGCAGGATCGCTGGCCGGGATTTACCCGGAGGCGAAGTTGGCGCTCAAGGCAGGCGAGTGGATGGAGGAATATGCCGACCTCCTGAATGTTCCGGCCAAGGTGGTTGCGTCTCAGGATGAGATCGCCGCAGGGATGCAGCAACTCGCCCAACAACAGGCGGAAGCGCAGGCCGCGCAGACCGGTATGGCCGCCGTACAGGGGGCGCAGACTTTGAGTCAAACCGATGTAGGCGGCGGAGCCAATGCGTTGCAGATGCTTCTCGGCCAATCCCCATCAGCAGGCGGCGGTGGTCCGCCTCCAACAGCAGGACAGCAGTAATGGCAGACTTAACCAGCGACCGCGCAGCGTTCATTGCCTTGCTTGAAGCCTTGGGCAACGCGCGCGATGCGATGCGCGCGATCGGGTTGCTCCGTTCCGATGAACGCTGGATCATGACCAGCCGCGTGATGGACAAGACCAAGGATCACGTCACGCACCTGATGAGCGCCAAGCCGCTGGCGGCGAACGCGCGTATCTGGATGCCGGGGCAGCCGTTCAACCGGAATTGAGTTTTGGTGCCAACGGCGTGGAGTCGAACCCGCGACCTGATGCTTACAAGGCAACTGCTCTACCGACTGAGCTACGTCGGCGCACCAAAAACTAGAGCAGTGTTCGCGTTCGGGCCATGACAGCGGCAGGATATAGCGGCCATGTCTGCCGCGCACAACCACAAAAATCTTGAACCACAGCCAAATTCCGTAATGCTCGGCCACGAAATTCTACCTCCGTGGGCCGATGGCAACGCTCTACATCACCGAATGTAACCAGATCGCGTCGGTCCCGAACGCCTATTACGCCATGGCCCCGTGTATGCCGGGGACGGCGGAACAGAAACTCACGATCACCACGGCATCCACGGCGAGCAACACGTTCAGCGTGACCACCTATTTCGTGATGATTGAAACCGACGCGACATGCTCGCTCGCGTGGAGCACGAACAGCACGACCGTCTCAGCCACCACATCGGCGCAGCGCATGGCCGCCGGGGAGGTGCGCTTTTATGGCGTCAACCCAGGTGCGACTGTAGCTGTGGTGAGTAACACCTAACTCGGAGGACTGATATGTTCACAGGCGCAAGTGCTCCGGGCGGCGGTGGTGACTTCGCCACCTTTGCGGCGATTGCCGACGCGATAAAGGATCCGAACTACCAAACCAAGATCGCGGAATTGCAGGCCCGCGAGAAAGCCGCCACCGACGCGGAGGTAAAAGCGCAGGCAGCAATCGACGCGGCCAAGGCAATCCAGAGCCAGATCGAAGCACGCGAGATCGCAGTAGCGGCGCGCGAAACCGCGGCAGCCGAAACCGATGCCCGTCAGGCGCAGGCCAAAGCCTATCTCGACAGCCGCGAAGCTGGACTTGCCAGCCGCGAAGCTGCGTTGACCGCCAATCAGGCGGCGCTCGCGAAATCGCAGGCGCAGGCGCAGGCCGATCAGGCGAAAGCCGAGGTCGACGCGAACACCCGTATTGCGAATGCGCAGGCGGCACTGGATGCACGTGCCGCGGCCGTGAAAACCACGGAAGATGCGGCGGCAACTGCGCTCATCGCAGCGAACGCGATGAAGGATAAGTATGCGGGGCTGTTGCAGCAGATCAGCAAACTGTCGGCTGGGGCGGCGTAATGGCCCAACAGTCTGACGCATATCCAGCCTTCACAAGCGCATGGAATGTGCAGTGACCGTTACATGGGCACTAAATTCGGTCAATGAAACCGGGCAGACGATACCCGTGCCAGACCCGGCATCCGCGTGGAGCTTCAACACTCTTTCATTCCATGACGAATTCACGTCCACAAGCACGATTGATCTGACTGACAGCCTCGCCGGTGGATTCAACTGGTACATTCACAATCAATGGCTGAATTGCCATCAATCCAACTGGCAGGTTGTCACAAAGACCAATACTTCGCAGTTTTCGCAATCCGGCTCCATTCTTACGCTCAATAATACCGACGCCACGAATTACCCCATTGCGTCATTGTTCAGTGGCGCGACAACGGGCGGCACCGGTTATGTCGGAACGGCATTCACAGGTGGCTTTTACGCCGAATGCAGCATGGCGTTTGATCCGTCGCTGTCTATGGGAAGCTATGGTTCATGGCCGATCTTCTGGTCTATCGCGGCTGACTTCCTGACTGGGTTAAGCGGCAACGGGCCGTTTGCAGAACTGGATTTCTTTGAGGCTTTTCGTGGCTCCGGGACAATCACGCCATTGTTCTCATCGTTTCACGACTGGCTCGACGGCACGGGCACGACGGACAACGCCAATTCCAACAACGCATGGACCGCCCCCGGCGGAACGGATTACACACAGCAGCATGTTTACGGAACGCTGTGGGTTCCAATGGCGAAAAACAGCGGCGCTGGTCTGATTAAGCATTACTTCGACGGGACGCATCAGGCTGCGCAGGACGTGAGTTACACCGCGACCGGCCCCGCAAGTCCGGGTGCTGGCCCAAGCAATCCGAATGGCACGTTCTCCATCATGGACAGCCAGAGCCATTTCATATCGGTTGGCTGTGGACCGAGCTGGCCGAACCATGTTGATTACGTTCGCGTATGGCAGTGAAGGTATGGATTAGCACATGACCGATTATACAGTCTTCATCGCAGCATGGAATAATGGGGCTACGTCGCTTCCGAGCGGTGCATCTGGATCATTGTTCTTGGTGAGTGATACGACCGAACAGAAGCTTGCAAAACTGAACGCATGGACCGCACAACAACAGAACCCAGTGATTATTCAAACGCATATGATTTACAATGCCATCGTTCCGGCCGATTTCGATTCATTGTTGGCAGGGCCACAACAAATGGTTCGGGATATTATCAGCATGGGTATAGTTGACGCATCATCCGGAACGAACGTCCATGCACGATTGGCCAGCGTATTTGCCGGGAAGACCGCTACTCTGAATAAATTTGCGACCCTTATCTCGGCATTCAATATCACGATTCAGTGGTGGCAGAGTGCCGGATATTTCAGGCCATTCGATATCGGAGACTGTAAGCTGGCCGGGGTAAGCTAATGACCGCATCTCCCATCCTTCAATCATTCGGCACTGCGACCGCGTTCACCAAAACGAATGCGAACATAGCGAGCAGCGCGACGGCAGGCTGGAGATCGAACTCCATCGATAATTCGGCCAATCTCTACGATGACGCGCTGGTGCAGGTCGAATTGGCGGCGGTCAATACAGCCCCGGCCAGTAACAAGCAGATTTATATGTTTGCCTATTCCCTGATCGAAGGTACGGCATACGCCAGCAGCGGTGCGGCTGCTATTGATGGCTCCGAGGGCACGCTGACGTTCCCAGATATAACCGCCAATGCGATGAACTTGCCGATCCTCGGAATTATTCCGTACACGACGCAGAATGTGGCAATCAATTCACGG